GTGCTTACCGATACAAAACTGAAAAACCTCAAGCCGCAGGACAAAATTTATAAAGTTTCTGACCGTGACGGGCTCTACGTTGCCGTGCTCACGTCCGGATCCGTCTCGTTCCGCTATGACTATCGCATTAACGGTCGGCGTGAAACGCTGGTGATCGGACAGTACGGGCGTGACGGTATCAGTCTGGCAGAAGCGCGGGAGGAACTCATATCCGCCAAAAAGCTGCTGAAAGCAGGCAAGTCGCCGTCTGCGGCGAAACGTGACGGTATCAAAAAGATACGCGGTGCCGAAACATTCGCGGTACATACCGACGCCTATATGCGGCATGTCGTACTGGCAGACAGTACACGGGCAATGAAACAGTCGGTAATCGACAGGGACATAATGCCGGTGTTGGGCAATAAGGTGATGGCGGAAATCACAACATCGATGGTGCGCGATCTGTGCGATCGGATAGTCGAGCGCGGCGGCCGGGCGACGGCAGTCCAGGCCAGGGAGATTATCAGCAGCGTTTACCGGTTCGCGAATGATCGTGGGCACGGACTGTTCAACCCGGCGGCCGACATAAAACCATCATCGATCGCCATGTTTAAACCGCGTGAGCGATGCCTTCAGCCGGAAGAGGTGGGGATATTTTTCCGCACGCTGGATAATGTCGGGGCCATGGCAACGATGAAACTAGCGCTTAAGCTGGTGCTGCTGACGCTGGTTCGCAAAAGCGAATTTACAGAGGCAACCTGGAAAGAAGTCGATTTCAAAAAATTCACCTGGACGATCCCGGCGGCGCGCATGAAGGGCAGTCGTTCCCACGTAATCTATCTGCCAACTCAGGCCCAGGATCTGATGGTCGGCCTGCAAATGTGTGCTGGTGGTAGTGAATACCTCATTCCCGGGCGGTACTCAGTAAGCAAACCGCTATCCAACGGTGCATTAAACAGGTTAATCAATACGACGGTAGAAACAGCGCAGCGCGAAGGCCTTGGGCTTGATCACTTCGCGGTACATGACCTGCGGCGCACGGCCAGCACGCTTCTGCATGAGGCAGGGTATCCATCCGACTGGATAGAGAAAGCGCTGGCGCACGAACAGAAGGGCGTAAGAGCGGTGTATAACAAAGCGGAGTACGCCAGGCAGCGCACTTACATGCTACAGCAGTGGGCTGACATGGTTGATGCCTGGATAGCAGGGGAGCACACGGATCTGATTCCTTTCTCCCCGGTTAAGTTTGAGAAGTGGATGGAAGGAAGGGGTTAGTCAACCAAGTACCCACTGATTACCTATGTGTACCTGAAATTTGCAACTGGTATCAGGCAATAATAAATCTGTAACAACTTCACCGTTATCAACATAGTAATAATTACTGTCTGTAACATTGTTGATGAAAAACGCTTCACGTTCACGCTCTGGCATGTCCTTTAGGATACGCAGCACCTTTTTGGTAATTGGTCGATAATCAGGCTCAACGCCTACCAACTTTGCTGCTGCGTAGTTGTGATGCCCATCCATCAAGATGGTGTACTGCACACCACGTAGTACTACAGGATAAACACATACTATGAAGCGTTTAAAGCGCGATACCCTATCATTGACTTTACCCATATCGAGATAACGTTGGCTGCTTATCAATCTCCCCTTAATCATCGTCTTCCCTCTCTCACAAAAAATTATCTGCCGGTTCGCCATGGCTGGCGGCGGCCTCGTTTGCCTCACGGCGCAGGCTCAGAAACTGCCCGACAGGATCCCAGCTATTCAGGATGCTATCGAGTGCTGACTGGCTGTGACGTGTCACAAGCCTTTTCTTTAGCAATAACGCGCAGCCGCGAATATTCGCCCGGGTGGGCCCGGCCAGCTTCATGCACAGACACATGGTGATTAGCAGATCGGCATATTCATCGGCAGCTGCTGCCAGCATCACAGGGTCCATGCGCTGCTGCATTTCAGGCAGCTGGTGTTTCAGGCTCATTGCGGATCTTCCCCTGGTTATCAGAAGGTGCCAGCGGCGCGTTGCGCAGCACGGCGGTTAACAGTGCTAATGCTGAGCATTCAGGCAGTAACGCAGTGGCGATCCCTATACCGCCAGCACGCATTACGCTTTCTTGCTCATAGCGTTCGGCTTCATGGCGTGTCATGCTGCTTTCACCTCTCTGCTCACAGTTCCCGGGATCAACTGCACCGCCGGCGATTCGCACTGGTTTCCCCAGGTGTCGAATCCATGTGACGACTGGCGCGCGAAAAGTTCAATTCGCGGTACGTCGCCAAGCAGTTGCACCAGTTTCTCGCGAACGCAATCCGGCTTCTGAGAATGAGCAAGGCGCGGCGCGGTGAATGACTGAATGATCCCGGCATTGAGGCGCGGCGGAAGGTTACCTTTAACTGCAAACAGGCAATCTTCACTGTTCGCCCTGGTCATGTGGCCCATTCCCATAACGAGTTTGTCGGCCTGGCGGCTGCCGCATTTGTTCCAGGTGAAGCCTTTCATTGTCATCAGGCGAAAACCCCACGCGTCGACAACCTTCAGCGCTTCTACCGGCTGTGTTGGCACCCACCACATCGCTAACAGACAGCTTTCGGCGGCCAGATCCCAAACCGGCAAGCGGCAGATATCCAGCACGCTCATAACCGGGTATTTAAACGCGGCGCCGCGCTCTCCGTCTGCTGCTTTGTCACGGTATACCCAAGGCGGATCAGCATAGATAAGAGTGTATTTATCGGTCATGCTGCCACCTTCTTGCCGTTTATTGCTTCAGCCAGGCGCTGGGCTTTAAGGGGATTGCGTATCACGCGGCCGCCCGGGGCAATCCATCCGTGTTTTTGCTCCGAGTAAACCATGATGATGCGGCCTACGCGGATGTTGTCTTTTGCGTTAGTCATAGATCACCCCGCACGTTGCACAAACGCCTGAGTAATCACCGCGGCGCAGGCCATTGCTTTTGGTGATGCACTGGTCACGGCGGATAGCGATCCGCGCACGCTCCACTTCGCCAACCGCAACATCCAGGCATTCAAGCCACAGACGCGCAGCAATACGGTACTGGCCTTGCCGCTCCCGGCTCAGCGCTTTCTTCTCGATCTCCATCGCTGCCGGGCTGGTGGCTATCACCTTTTCCACGCGTCGCTGTGACGCGTAGTCCTGGTGATATCTTTGCATCTTCACTGACTGGCTCATTTCAACCACCCTTCTGTTGTGAGGATGACGCCCAGCAATGTCAGCCAGGCGAATACTGCGGCCAGATAAACGTACCAACCTGACCAGCGTTTCCAGTGGCGGGTTAGCGTTCTCATGCTGCTGCGCTCACGGATGCACCCTTCACAGGCCGATATTTCCTCAACTCAACCGGTGGCTTTTTCCCCTGGAACTCTTCCGGGCTGCTCTTCCTCCGATCGTCAAGCCACTTTTCAACCTCTTCCTGAGTCCATGCGACTTTCCCATCAGTGATGTACCAGCGTTTAGGAAATTCGCCATCACGTTCCAGTCGGTCAATCGTGCTCCATGACAGTGGCACCACCTCAAGGAGTTTTTTCTTACTCAATGCACCTTTCATAGATACCTCTCTTTGGTTTAAGTGCGGCGCACGCGGCGCCGCGGTGGTGTTACTCGAATTCAGGGCGCAGATCATTCAGCGTTATCAGAAATGCCTGGTAATACTCATCACCCAACTTTTCAGCCATGGCGTTAATTTCATCTTCGGCACGCTTAAACATCGCTTTGGCGTCTTCTGCGGATGAATCTAGGCTGTTCAGGATTGCGCTGACGTAGTCACGTGCTTCTTCGCGATCGGTATCTGAAACAACTGTCAGGCTCTGGTGCTCATCATCAACGACGGAATACTCACCGGTGATAACTGCTGCGTTATCCTGGCTCAGACCAGCTTCAGCACGTTCATCCATCACAACTGCTTTTTGAAGTTCTATAGAGACAGGCAGGTATTTAAACAGGCGGCGGATCACCGTCTTTTTTGCCATCTCTTCGAAGTGGTCAACCCATGGCCCGCTGCTGCCTGCTTTACTAAGGGCTCGAACTTTCTCAACGTCTGCGCGACTCATTACTTCGAACTGAACGCCACCATCCTTAAGGCGGGCCACTGCATATACATGGGTGAGTTCGCCACGGTCTCCAGTTTCGCAAGGGGAATGTTCAAGCGTTTCTTCCAGCCCGTATGTGTAGCTGAACTTGTCGTTCGTATGGACAGTACGTGCTGAGATGCTCAAAATCTGACCGGAGCGGCGGGCAAGGTCGATCATCCCGCGATAACCGATAATAAGCTGTGCTTCGGTCGATACGGTTTTCCAACTTCCGTTCACTTTCTGACGCTTGTCGAACGGTATCAGGTACGCGTGGCCGAGCGCGCCGCCCGGTTCCAGGCCGAGCTGAGCACACTGCATAATTGCGCCGAGGAAGCTGGTCTGGTCGCATGCTGCCAGCTTTGGAACCTTGCGGATCTCTGTAGTGGCTATACGCGCCAGGCGGTCAGCTGTCATATGCTTTGGTAGAGCCAGTGCCATCTGCGCTTTAATTTTTGGGTCTGCAAGAAGTCCAGCCAGCGTGGTTGGTTTCTCGTTATGTTGCGCAACCTGGTTGCCGGTCGCTGCTGCCTTAAGTGCGTTGGTAGACATTTTTTCTCCTTACTTCATTCTGAATACGCGTGATGTCGTTGCTGTTTTGAACTTTTCGTACAGGTCGGGGTGCTCAAGCTGGAATAACTTCTGGTCAAATCGGTTGCTTACCTGAGACTTCCAGGTGCAGATCGGCTTCCCGTCCAGAGTCAGGATTGAATGCTCCTGCATGTACAGCTTCAGCTTCTCTTCAGATACGGCGATTTCATCTTCAAGTTCTTTGAAGCGAGACTTCATATCGCGAAGGTTGTTGAATAGCGCCAGTGCCTTTCCATCAGCTTCAATACTGGAACCTGCATCCTTCTCAAACATCAGAGCGATATCGCTGACGCTGGTGGCATCCGGGGGGTTCAGGTTTTTCACCCGATCCCAGAATGCGACTTCTTTTTCCAGGATGGCCTGTATGGTTTCTTCGTCGCGTTCTACCCGGTAGATACGGAAGTCATCACCTCCAATGAGAACGCCGAATACGCATACTTTTTTTCCTGTAACCATCAGCCCATGCATTGCCTGCGCCGTGTAATGCACCGGGATTGCATCTGTCTGAACTTCCCCCCATTCCTTAGCCTTGAACGGGCTAACCGTTTTGATTTCGATGTTCTCTCCGGTAGCCGCTTCCGCATCGATCTCAGCTGCGATAAACCCATAATCACGGTGGATATACCGGTTTCCGCGATGAATGATTTCAAGGCCTGTTTCTTCGGATAGCAGGTCGATGACGTATGGCTCCATGCGTTGGCCACGCGTGAAAACTTTCTGCTTAGAAACATCTACTGGCTTGATACGTGGCTGAACTTTATCCAGATAAACCTCAAGCGGGGTGCGCCACGGGCTAATACCGAGAATACCGGCGACATCACTGCCGCCGAGGTATTTGGTTCTGTCCATGCTGCCGGCGTTCTGCATCATGCCGCATCCCTCGCGCTGTCGATTTTGTCGGCCAGGTCGTAACGGGCGGCGATCCCTGAAAGTTCCCGCATCATTGCGCCCAGGGTTTCTTCGAATTCGATATCGTCGAACACCATTGCAATCACTTCGCGGCGGATGCCTAAACCTTCCCAGCGCTGGCGTAAAACGTCCTGGATCTGGTAGTTCTTTACCGCCTGATCCAACTCTTCCTGACGCGCATCAACCTCTTTAGTGGCGCCATAGTCTTTGTCGAAACCGGCCATGATTTTTTTCAGCCGCTGAATCTGTGAAAAAGTCATCACTTCACCTCACCCATTTCATTGGCCGCATTGCAGGCCTCTCTGGTTACAAACGCCCACTCGATGCCGTCGCGCAGGCTCTTAAACTTCCAACTCATCAGCCCGGAAACCGTGATGCAGTACCATCCGTTAATGATTTTCCATTGCATGATCGTTACTCGTCGTTGTTACCGATAGGGTAATAATTATGCGTATGTGATTTGATGTCAATAGGTATGAACGTAAAAAATTACCTTATGGGTAACAATTAAGGCAATAAAAAAGCCGCTCAATGGCGGCTTAGTTTCTGAATTTAAAGGTTATTATTCATGATTTTTTCCGTTCTGCATCATCACAAAGTCTATAAAACTTTCAACCTTGTCTTTTTCGCTTTTAGGTAACAATGCGTAACGTGAGCGGTCGTATTTAATCACGCCCGGGTCGTCAGGCGGTATCAGCAGTTCATAACCACGACGACCGAACGCCGCGGCGATTGCGTCCAGGTTCGCAATGGTGATCGAAACCTCGTTGCGAAGCATCCTGTTGATTGAAGACTGGCTGATGCCGGATGCTTCTGCCAGTCTCTGCTGTGATGACAGTTCACGATTTTCACTCATCCACGCACGAAGGTTATGGGCGGCCAGCTCGCACGCGTCGCCAGTGTCCACTTTGCTTTCCTCTTCACGAATGGAAAGGCTGCGGTCGATGTCCAGCCAGTTTGTTGGTTTATTGGCAGCTTTCTCAATTTTGCGCGCTGACTGATCGCCAATAATCTTCTTCCCATTCGCCCAACGGTTAATCAGGTTGGGTTGCGTCACCATTCTTTCCGCCAGGCGAGACTGTACGCCGTTAAACTCACGGTCAATTACGTCTTTCAGGTTTTCGCGGCGAACGTCGTGGATGCTTTTCATGTCAGAAAGTTATTTCTCGGATGTGAATCAATTGGTGATTCAATTTAAAGCGATTTTACCTGTGGGGTAAATGCACCTGAAAGGTAACAAACCTTGATTTTTATTACCTGATGGGTGAATATTTATTATCTGAAATGAATATCAGGCAATAGTCATGAGCGATAACACCCAATTCGATTTCAAGAAGCACTGGCTGGCATTAACGCCTGATGAGCGTGACGCGTTCGCAGACGAGGCCGGAACCACCAGTCATTACATCCAGACTCACCTGACAGGTAAGCGAAAATTACCCGGTAAGCGATTGATGGATGGGCTTTTTAAGGCGGCTCGTTCTCACGGATGGGTTAAAACTAAGCCCGAGCTTGCCACGTTTTTCTACTCCTGATCCCCCTCAATCGCACATAAGGCCGCCTTCTGGCGGTCTTTTCATATCTATTGATACCGTTAAGGTAATAATTATCCGTTTGTGGTTGATCTTTTTTTCGCTCTGCCTGAATATTGTCGTAATAGTAATCGGTAATGAGGCATCAATATGAAGATCGTAACCCGTATGGAGGCTGCGAAAGCAGGATTGAAGCGTTATTACACGGGAAAACCGTGTAAGCACGGTCATGACAGTGAGCGCTATGTATATAACGGCCACTGCGTGGAGTGCGCCATCAACACCAGTCTGCGGCGCCAGGCTGAGATTAAGCGAATCATGGAAGAAGCCGCGAAAGGTTCTGGTATTCCGGAGGTGATCTGATGGCCAGTTCCTGGATAAAGGTCGAGGTTATCACACCCGACAAACCCGAAATTTTCCAGATCGCTGAAATCCTTAATATCGACCCTGATGCCGTTCTCGGAAAGCTGGTTCGCATATGGGCATGGGCCGATCAGCAGACAATAGACGGTAACGCTGGCAGCGTTACAAAGGGAGTACTGGATAGGCTTGCTTTTATTACAGGATTCGCTGATGCACTGATCACTGTTGGCTGGCTCGCATATGACGGCGAAAAGCTGGCCCTGCCTAATTTTGAACGTCACAACGGTGAATCATCGAAAAAACGGGCACTTACAAACAGAAGGGTTGCAGAACATCGGAAACGTGAAACGCAAAATGTAACGCGCACAGCGTTACAAAAAGAGTTACCAGAGGAAGAGGAAGAGGAAGAGGAAGATATAAATAAAAACCCTCTCTCTCCGCGCGAAGGAATTCAAATCCCTCCCGTTGTCATTCCTGGTATTGGGGAACCGATCGGCAAATTTACCATGCACGAAAACTGGCAACCGTCAGAAGACTTCGTCATGCGCGCCAGAACGTGGGGTCATGCCCTTCCTGCTGACGGGTACAAAAAAACAGATCTGGCTGAGTTCGTAACCTACTGGATGGCCGAAGGCAATGTGATGCAACACGTGCAGTGGGAGCAGAAGTTTGCCCGGCTGCTGACGAACAGGAATAACAGGGCGGCAGGAAAGCGCGGTGACAGCTCTGACGATGACGTACCACACTGGAACAGCCCTGAGGGCTGGAAGGATTTCTTATGAGTAACGTATTCGCAGCAATTCAGAACCGTGACGCTGGCGAACTGGCTCGTATGATGGGGCCGGACAATCACCATGATCAGCGGGACAACGTTGTTAACATCAGCGCAGAGCGTCTTGTCGATGCCCTGTTTAAACAGCTTAAGCAGCTGTTTCCGGCAGCAGAACAAACCAACCTTAAGACCATGCAGCAGGAAACGGACGCGAAACGCCAGTGGATCGCAGCATTCGCTGAAGGTGGCATCAGAACCAGAGAGCAGGTATCAGCAGGGATGCGCCATGCCCGCGCAAGTGAATCGCCTTTCTGGCCGTCGCCCGGGCAGTTTATCAAGTGGTGCAAAGACAGCACGGCGGTGCTTTGTTTTGGGATTGACGCGGTGATGGCTGAATTCGAACGCTACAGCCGGGAAAAGGGCCTGCACTCCGGCGGGCCAGAGAAATTCCCCTGGCAGCATCCTGTCATGTACTGGATCGTCTGCGATACCCGGCGGCAGATGTACCAGCGCCAGCTGAGTGAAGCTGAGGTTGAGAAATTCGCGGCCAAAAAGCTCGATGAGTGGGCTAAAAAGATTGCGGCAGGGGAAACGGTGCCTGACCCGATAAAAAGCCTTGAGGCGAAGCGTGAGGTGATTCAGACGAGCCATAACACACCGGATGGCGATCACGAATTCCGGTATATGCCAAACGCCGCCGTTCTCGGATCAATGACCCCGGCGCAGTGGCTTAACCAGGAATATTTGCGGCGAAAGGCCAACGGTCTGATTTAACCAGACAGCGGCGCGGGAGCGCATTTTTTTACGATGTGATTATTACCTGCAAGGTAAAAAATAATGCGCATAACTATTGAATTTAATTCTTATGTGGTTTTAAATTACCCAAGAGGTAAAGCATGGTGATTTTAGGGATAGACCCTGGATGCAGCGGCGCTCTTGTTCTCATCACAGAGCAGGGCGGGTACATCGACCACCTGAACATGCCAACCATCAAAGTCGGCACAAAGTCCAGGGTAAACGGCGCAGCCGCAGCCGCATGGCTCAGGAAATACCAAATCAACGAGGCATTTCTGGAACAGGTCGGCGCCATGCCGGGGCAGGGGACGGCCAGCATGTTCACCTTTGGTCACGCAGCTGGCGTTGCTGAGGGGTTACTACAGGGGCTGAACATCCCCTACACGCTGGTTACGCCACAGGCCTGGAAGAAGGCGGCAGGGTTGATTGGCAGTGACAAGGATGTGGCACGCAGCCGGGCAATTCAGCTTTATCCCGAACTGCGATTTCTTGACGCAAAAGCCAAAGGGCAGGCGATCGCTGATGCGCTGCTAATAGCGAGATTTGGAAGTGGCATCAAATAACGATCCTTTTTGATATCAACGTAATCAATAACTTATACGGGTAAGCGGGGGTAATGATGGGTGACAAGACTAAACATCTGGTTCGTGTCGGACACGAATTTGCAGCGGCAATGAGTGACGACACGCCGATCATCACGATTGCGAAGATGGTCACAGAGCTTGCATCGGCGCTGGACGTGCAGAGTGCGCGTAGTGAAGCGCTAGAGACGCAATTGAACGAGATGGCTGCGGAGAATGCGGTGCTGAAAGAGTGCACCGTTAATCATGCGCATGCAGTAGAACACTGGAACTCATGGGCAGATGCAGAAGATAAAATCCCGCCCGCGCCTGAAACCCCGGCCACCGACGCATTCAATCGCGAGCTACAGGCGCAGGGTGTGGAAGCAGGGATTGAGCGCGTTATTACAATGATTAATCACCAGTCAACCGGCGTGTCGGCTTCAATCAATGTCTTACGCACATTCGCCGCCCAACTGCGCGGTAACAGCAATGGAGGTGCGTTGTGAATAAAGAACCTATGGTCGTGTCGTTCTCTGGAGGCCAGTCGTCAGCATTCATGTGCGACTTTCTACTTCAGAACTATGCAGATGACTTCGACATGCATTTTGTGTTTGCTAACACCGGCCGCGAACACCCGGAGACACTTATTTTTGCGGATAAAGTGGACAAACTTTTCGGTCTTAATCTTGTCTGGCTGGAAGGCGTAACCAGCAGTGAGCATGGTGTTGGTATGCGCCACCGCGTTGTCTCATTCGAAACCGCATCCAGAAACGGCGAACCATTTGAGCAGTTCATTAGCGTAGAGGGAATACCTAACATATCGCGTCAGAAATGCAGTGATTATCTGAAGACTCAGACCATCAGATCATGGATGCGTGCTGTCGGCCTTGCGCGTCGAGGATGGTCGGCAAAAACGGCAATTGGTATGCGAGCTGATGAGCCAGAACGCGCCAGCATGGAGAAGGCATCTACTAAACGTTACAACCTGGTCTATCCGCTTTGCCATTGGGGTGACTTTGATAAACAAGATGTGAACGACTTCTGGGATGCCATGCCGTTCAAACTCAACATTCCACCACATCATGGGAACTGCCTGACCTGCTTCAAGAAGAGTGACGCGAAACTTTACCTGATAGCTCATGAACACCCTGAGTGGTTCTCTTGGAATCGCGACATGGAAGAGAAATACGGGATGGTTAAAGCAGTTGCTGGCCATACCTGGTGGCGGAGAAAGCGGGATACAGACCAGCTAATTACTGACGCAAACCTGGAAGACCGCCAGCGGCTGATTTACCTGACAAATACAAACCCTGACGACGGTGACGGATGCACATCATCATGTGAGCCGTTCCAGAGCGATTACCTGACAGAAGATGAATTCGACGACAAGATTGAAGGGAGCGCAGCATGAACAAAAACGAACTAATCGCTAGGTTGAAATTGGCGGCACTAAATAATTATTCACCATTGCTCACAGTGGAAAATCGCGAGGTTCTGGCGCTGGTAGAGGCGCTGGAGAGTGCGCAGGAAATCCGCGCCGCAGCGGAAAAGTTGGTTCGATGTAAAGGCCGCTATCACAGCGAGCAAAACTATCGCGCTCTGGCTGCGCTGTTTGGCGTAACGACGCCTGACCTGCCTCCGATGAGCGAAGATGCGCAGACGGTCGTTGTGATTCCTCCCGCGTATGTAGACGGCAATACACTGGGATATGGCGAAGTAAACCACATGATTGACTTGTGTGTGGATTCCTTCGAAAGAGCATGCCATGCCGCTGGCATCAAATGCGAAGTGAAGGGGGAGTGATGACTAAATTCACAGATGTACACGACCTGTTAATCGCTTATCAAAAACAGGCCAGGAAGATACCCCCTAAGGGTGTTTATGCCTCAAGGCATCGGCAGGTTGAGGTGAACGCGGCGCACGTACGCAAATTAATGCGCAAGCGTCGTCGGTCAGTGGGCAAGTCAAATAAGCTCGGCTATCGCCTTACTGCGGAAATACGCGTAGCACTGATTTGCGATATGAATTTTTGGGCGCTGGTATGTCGCTCTAACCGCAAGAACGCTGTCAAAGGGGAGGACTAACCCATGACATTCACCAAAGAAAGACTGCTGAAAATCAAGACATGGCGCGAAACATACGGGCCTGAAAGCAACGTTGTATTGCCAGCGGAAGAAGCCGAAGCACTGGCTGAAATCGCCCTTGCCGCGCTGGAGTCCCGCGCAGATGCGGAGCCGGTGTCAGGCACGCAATTCAGAGCAGTAGCCGACCTGTATTCTATCGCGGTTCCCGGTGGTCGATCCGTCACATATTCAACCGATGCTGCGGAGGCATCTGATTTCAGGGCTATGGGCTGGGCAGTGCAGGAATATGTGAAACTGGAGATGCTACAGGATGCTTATACCCGACCGCAGCCCGCGCCGGTATCTGTGCCTGGTGCGGTAGAGTTGGATGATGACTTTGATAGTGCGTTTGAGCATGGCAAGGCTGTCGGATGGAATAACTGCCGCGCCGCCATGCTCAACGGGGGTAAATCATGAGCCACGCATTCGATAGTAAGGCGTTAGAGTTATCACGAAAGACTATGGGCTTGATGTATGGCCCGATGCCCGTTGGTGGGTCGTGCCAATTGCAGGCTCAAATCCAAAATCTGTTTATTGAGGCCATGCAGTTTGCAGCGCCAGCAGTACAGGCAGAGCAGTTGTCCGGCAATACAGAGCATGTGAGTCATCCGCACACATTGCCTTCACACGTTTACCGCGAACTGGTGAATAGCCTGCGGGATACCGCTGTAAAATATCGCGACAGCCAGCAACTACGGGCGCAAATAAGCAACACATTGCGATCTGCAATCGCCCCAGCGAACGGCGGCAACTCTCCGGCAATCCCGGATGGTTACGCACTGGTGCCGGTTGAGCCAACATCGGCAATTCTGGATGAATTCGATTCGATTATCGATTATGGCGCTGAAGACTCTAAGGATGCATGGTGCCGTTTATTGGCATCGGCATGGGTCAAATCGCCGCCATCCGCACCGAAGATGGAGGCTGAATGATGTTATTCAGGGTTTTCATGTGGTGCATAGGGGCGGCCTCCATCATTGCCTTAATGGCGTGGGCGGACACATCAGAAAGGGAAGATTGCGAGGTGAGAATAGCTAAAGAACTCGGCACTACCGCTAAATATATGGACGGTAAGTGCATGGTAAAGGGATACGGAAGGATAAACGGGCGGTGAGTGATGCCTGAATCAGCAGCAGTACGCAAAGCAAAGCAGCGCGCCCGCCAGGCCGCTGCCGGTGAGCGCAAGCTTGAATTGACGCTCGATGCACAGGAGCTGGAAATGCTGGCGCGTAACTGCGCCGCCAGGCGCCCTGGCAAAGACCCATACGACATGGCGGAGTATATCTCGTTGTTGATTCGCCAGGACGATGCCCGCGCCCGTGGCCGCATTAAGTCGATAGGCACCCGGCAATGTGGCAAGTGCGGCGATCGGCTCCCGGTAAATAGTTGCCCCTGCCAGGGTGATTCGCAGTGCTGGGTAACCAGCGGATGGCATGAAGTTAAGTTAGTAGTGTGACATGTCACGAAAACGTAACCGCAACCCTCTTGCAATAATCGCCTCCTGATTATACTGTTTATACATACAGTATTTATCGGGAGGCATCATGATTATTCGCTATCTCCTTGAGTCAAAATATTTCATTCTTTCGCCCGGCGACGTTCTGAAGTCGTCCGTCCTGTGCGCCGACCAAGAT